GAGAACCTGTTATTGTTGCCAAATCACTTGCTCTACTTTCTAAACTACCTGTTTCCGTTTCTAATGCAGTTAATCTTAAAAGTGTAGAAGAACTAAACGATTGTAAAGATGCACTTGCTACATTTAACGAAGCAGTTGTCTGATAAATAGAAACTAATGAAGATGTTACACTTACACTAAATTCATTTAAGCTTGCCGTAGTTTGATAAATTGATACTAATGAAGATGTTACACTTGCACTAAATAAATTTAACGAAGCAGTTGTTTGATGAATGCTTGCTAAATCACTATTTACGGATTCTGTATATGAATTTAAACTTGCAGTAGTTTGATAAATTGATACTAATGAAGATGTTACACTTGCACTAAATAAATTTAAACTTGCAGTTGATGAGTTTAAACTCGCAGTTGTTGAGTTTAACTCTGTTAATTGTAATGATGATGTAAATACATTATCACCACCTTCTAAAAGTATTTTAGATTCACTACTCCATATTCCCGCTTTCCAATAGTTTTGTGTTGTATCATATATCAATGAACCACTTTCTAATGAAGGATTTGTAGCATCTTTAACAATAATACCAGCATTTGTAACACCAGTACCATTTAATTCAATAATATTATCACCAATTTGGATAGTTGTTGAATCAACGGTTGTTGTTGTTCCTCTAACATTTAAGTTTCCTAAAATAGTTACAGATGAACCAGTTAATTCAATTGCAGTTTTTAATGATGCAGTATAGGATTGAATATCACCCAATCGTTGTTCATGAAGAGATGCAGTTGTAATTAACGAACCACTTATAGTTGCCAATGCAATTGCTCTCGTTTCTAAACTTGCAGTTTCAGTTCTCAATGCATCCAATTGAATAAGTGCAGATGCCGAAGCTAGATTTAGATTGGTTATAGAAATTGTATTAGCAGATGCAGTTGAAATTAATGAGCCACTTATAGTTGCCAACTCAGTTGCTCTACTTTCTAAACTTGCCGTTTCTAAATTTAAATTTGTTATAGAAATCGTATTAGCAGATGCAGTTAAAATTAAAGAACCACTAATAGTTGCTAAATCTGCAAATCTATTTTCATGAGATGAAGCAGTTGCAATCAAAGAACCAGTAATTGTTGCTAATGAAACTGCTCTACTTTCAAAACTAGCAGTTACACTACCTATTGTTGTAAATCTACTTTCAAACGATGATGCTGAACTAATCAAAGAACCAGTTATAGTTGCTAAACTTGCATTTCTACTTTCGAATGATGATGCAGAACTGATTAAAGAACCAGTTATGGTTGCTAATGCAGTTGCTCTTGTTTCTAATGATGCGGATGTAGTTTCTAATGATGTTACTCGTTGGTTTAAAGCGGTAATATCAACACCGTCAACACTACCTGTGAATGATGCACTAACACTATTTACCCATAATGTTCTCCATTTTGCACCAGTAGTTCCTAAATCTAATGTTCCGTTTCCACCAGGAACTAAATTTGTTGTAAATACACCAGGAACACTAATGTTATCACTACCATTATTTCCTAAAAATAAATTACCAGAAATTGCAACATCTCCACTAAAATAAGCATTAGAAGCGGTTACATCACCTTGTAAATAAATTGAACCAGAGTTTATATCATCTAATCTTAATAATGTTATTGGTGTAGTTCCGTTTGAAACCTGCAAAGAGTTATACCCTTTATGTAAGTATATCTCACCATCAACTAATGATACTGAACCCGAACCTCTCCTTATTTGAAATAATGTTGCCATTTTATACTTTTATGTTTCTTATAAATATCTTTAAATATTAAAATCCAAATCCCCCGCAGTTGATATGTATTTTGCCAAATGCATATAATTTGCAGTTATACTACCAGTAGTTACATTTATTGCAGATGCACTTACCGATAAGTAAGTGGTGTTGTTGATTACAACATCAAATGAACCTGTCCTTGCTACTGCTTGTGTATTTCCTGTACTATCTTCTGTGAAATTTACAGTTCCTGCTGCATCAGGGTCTAAATTAAAATCAAATGTATTAGGTCCTGCTGCTACACCTACCTCTGTTCCATTAACTAAAAATGAACCACTTACTGAAACTGAACCTGTAAATTGGTGTATATCATCACCCGTATCACCAAATTTATTAGAACCGGATGTATATAAAATAGATGATGAAATAACACCTATATTGAATTGTCTTGCGTTTATTTCACCTAATACGGTTAGATTACCATTTACTAATCCATCATTTTCTACTAATAATGAACTACCGGTAATACTACCACTAATATCTATATTACCGTTTGTGATTATATCTCTAACAACATACAAATCTCTTCTTAAATTTGCATCTTGTGTTACTACCAATTCACCAAATGAACCAGTTTCGGTTAAAATAATTGAACCAGTTGTTGTTGAGTTTGTTGTTAAAACACTTTGAATAGAATTTACTGACCCAGAACGGTTGAAAAAAATCTTACCATCGTAAGTATTTATTGCCAATTCACCAACACTTAACGATGAGGTAGTAGGCACTTTACCAGCGGTGGCAGAGCGTTTAAGTATAATACTTTGAGCCATATATATGGAATTCTATTGAATGTTATATAACAAAAAAGGGTAGTATATATATACCACCCTTATAAATATAATATTTTTTATTTAAACTTAAAATTGTCCTGCATCTAATAAAGATGCCGATGCTTCTAAATTTGCTAATCTTGTTGCTACCGAACCACTAAATGATAATACATCACCAATTCCGTAAAGAGAACCACTAAATCCATTTGTTGTTGTAAATGTTCCTCTTACCTCTTCATTATATCTAAATTCAACTGCGTCATTTGTAGTTGCCACTTTGTAGAGAGAACCACTACCTTGTATATATCCAACTGTTCCTGTATATGGGTCTGAATTGAAATCAAAATCATCAGGTCTCATTGAAGCAGTTACTCCTGTCAATTGAGCACCACTACCTATGAATACAGATGCCGATACTATTGATGCCGATACTGCTCCTGCAATATCAATATCACCATTGCCAACAATATCACCGGTTACATAAACTCCACCGGCAACATTTACATCGTTAGTTACAACTATTTCACCAAATGAACCAGTTTGTGTTAAAGTAATTGAACCGGTTGTTATTGAGTTTGTAACTACAATTTGCTCAATACTTTCCGCCGAACCAGATTTGTGTAAGAAAACTTTCCCGTCATAGGTGTTTATTGCAACTTCACCAACACTCAAAGAACTTGTTGTTGGGGTTTTACCTGCTACACCAGAACGTTTTAATAATATATTTTGAGCCATTTGGATTTGTTTTAGTTCGTTGAAAATTAAACCCCCCATATTTCAGGGGGGTATTTTATGTTAGAACGAACCTCCGTCTATTGTATTACTCATTACAAAGTTAGAACCATCGTATTGTAGTAAATCTCCCGCAGTTGTTGGTGCAGTTACAAAATTAATGTTATCGTTTGTATCTCTAAATGCAATTCTCTTTGAGTTACCACCACCAGATGGAACATTTAAAGATGCAGTTACTGCTGAACCTGTAATTGGTTTGTTAAACTGCCAAGCATCAGGAGTAGATTGGTAAGTGATAGTTGCAGTTGCTCCTGCTACCTCAATACCTGCTCCGTTTGCAGCTGCTGCATTTGTTGAACCACTTGCTAATGTTATTAACTTATCTTCAACTACTAATGTTGCAGTATTTAATGTTACTGTGTTACCTTGTACTACTAAATCTCCACCAATTGTTACATTTGCCGTAGTTGTTACACTATTGAATGTTACATCATTTGTAGTTCCAACTCCTTGTATTGTTCCAGTTCCTTCTAATACTGTAATTCTACTATTTTGAGAAGATGCTGATGCTATTAAACTTCCCGATACAACACCAATTTCTGTTAATTTAGTGTTTACCGATGAACTAAATGTGTTTAAGTTTGAAACAGAAGTATTTACACTTGCAGATGTTGTTTCTAAATTAGATAATCTACCATCCTGTGTATCGTTTGTAGTTTTAGCAGTTGATGCAGATGCTATTAAAGAACCGCTAACTACACCAATTTCAGTAAATCTTGTATTAGCAGATGCACTAAATGTGTTTAAGTTTGCATTTGCAACCGATGCTGCTGATGCAGATGCTATCAAAGAACCACTAACTACACCAATCTCCGTCAAACGAGTATCAACACTTGCAGTATAAGTTGATAATGTAGAATCTTTTGTTAATTGTGAAGAACTGAATGCGTTTAAGTTTGTAATAGAAACTCTATCAGCACTTGCAGATGCTATTAAAGAACCACTAACTACTCCAATTTCCGTAAATCTAGTTTCTGCCGATGCGGTAAAATTATTTAATGCAGTTGTGGATGTGTTAGAAGATGTATATGAGTTTAATGCATCAATTGATATTTGAGCACTTGCAGTAAATGTATTTTGATTTGAGTTAGCAACCGATGCTGCACTTGCAGATGTTATTAACGAACCTGTTATAGTTGCTAATGCTGAATCGTATGCTGAGAATCCAGTTGTTGATTGTATAGTAATTTGAGATGAACCACTAACAACTGAATCACCACCTGATAATAAAACTTTTAATTCAGAACCTTTAACACCTGCTTTCCAATAATCATTTGTAGAATCCCAAATAAATGAACCAGTTGCGTTATTAGGTGCAGTTGCATCTTTAACCCACAATCCACCATTTGTTGCACCAGTTCCATTTAATTCAATTATATTATCACCAATTTGAACAGTAGTAGAATCTACAATTGTCTGAGTTCCTCTAACGGTTAAATTACCAGGAATCGTTACATCATTACTAAATGTTACATCTCTACCACTTGCAGTAAATGCAGCTTTTAATGATGAACTATAAGAATTTAAAGTTCCTAATGATACAACTGCATTTGAAGCAGATGTAATTAACGAACCAGTTATAGTTGCTAAATTGGTATTTTGTGTAAGTTGAGACCCACTAAATGTGTTTAAGTTTGCATTTGATATTGCTGCTGCACTTGCTGAACTAATCAAACTACCACTAACTACACCAATTTCAGTAAATTTAGTGTTAGCAGATGCAGTAAATGAATTTTGATTTGTATCTGCAATTGCTGCTGCACTTGCTGAACTAATCAATGAACCACTAACAACTCCAATTTCAGTAAATCTAGAATCGTAAGATGCAGTTACTGTACCAATAGTTGCCAATTGAGTAAGAACTGCTCCTGAGAATGTATTTAATGCGTTTACGGAATTACCAATAGTTCCACTACCAATAGATGCAGATAATGCATTAATTGATGTTGCAACAGATGCACTAAATGGTTGAATGTTACCTACTAAGTCAATTGCTTCATTTGCACCACTACCAAGTAAAAATAAAGTTGGTAATTGTGTTGATGAACTTGCATAGTAAGGAACACCATTCAACATTCCGTTGTAAGTAGATGCAGGGAATGTGTTTGGAGCAGTAGTTCCTCTTATAATACGGTTGGTTGCTTGAACCGTTCCATCTTGGGGAACAATGAACGCAATAGCATTACCATTGGAGGCAGTTAGGTTGGTTGAACCCGATGCTATTACTATCTCACCTTTTTGTAATGAGCCAGTTACGGTGCTTAGGGATTCTAAACTACCTCTTCTGTGTTTAATTATTTGTGCCATATTTTGTTTTGGTTATTCTCGTTTTATTCTCAACTTATAAATATCTTTTTTTTACCATAACCGTTAAATAAATTTATTTATTTTTACCATTCACCCTGGTCTACAATTAGAGATGATGTCGTAGTTAATTCTGCATCCGTTGCATATGTATCGTTCAATGAACCAGTGAATTGGTTTAGTGAATTTAATATACCAATAACTTGTGCCGAACCTGAAACTAATGCTGGTTTATTTACTACATCTGCAAAATCAATCGAGTCTGCAAGTATTTCTCCAACTATTTGTGATGATGATATATTACCCGATGCTAATGATAAATTTACTTGTGCAGATGAACTAATTACACCCTCTGGTAATATTGCTTCAACATTATTTACAATAACATTTATAATGGATTGTGATAATGAAGTTTGCAATGATTCAGATACTGCATTTTGAACAGATGCGGAAAAGTCTGCACCAGTTGATGCCGCAGTTGTCAATGCCGAACCACTTTCTATTTGTTTTAATCTTATAAAGTTTGCCATAGATATAAATATCTTATTTTATATAAACCGCTAATGTGTTGAAGTTTGATGTTACTGCATTTTGAAGTGTTGTTACATTTGCTAAACCATATACAGTATTATTTAATCGGTTTGTCCAACCCCCAGTTCCCAATGCGTTTCCACTTCTTCCATAAGGTGCATCAGGATAAGCATTTGTAGGGCCGTTTGTGGTCCACCAGTTTGCAGTATCATACAACCAATCACACGGTGCTGCAACAGGTAATGAACCTGTCATAAATGTATATCCTTTTAATGCAGTCCAACTACCGGTTAGGGGTGCTGAAAGTTTTAGGATTTGTGTTGCTCTTGTATCAATATCCAAAGCATTCGGATTATTATAAACAGTCTGATGTGCAATACTACAATTTGATAAATGGGGTTGAACCGATGCAGTTGATGCCATTCTCATTACCGAATTACATTGTGCACTTCCACTCACATTAAACCAAAGATTTTCTGCATTTCTATAATGTTTTATGAATGATGGTGTTGATAAACTTCCACTATCCGCATTTGGATATGGGTAACCAGTTTGTGTTGAACCAGATGGGTTGTATGATACTAACATCCAACCTCCGCCATTATCAGTTTGGTTACAATAAACTTGCACCGAACCTGTCATCATACCAGTCTTTATCCAATACCAACCATTTGTTCTAACTCCGGCATTATATAATTGAAGAGCGGAAAGTGCAGGATTTGAAATTGTTCCCAAATTTGCACCAATAGTTACTCCGTTTATAAATGTTATTGCCATATTAGTGTAATCTTTCTATTGAAATAAAGTTACTGATATAAGATACTCCTATCATCATTGTAATCCGATAGAATCTACCATTCGTTTTATCTCGCATCTGATATATTGCAGTATCACCATGTGCTGCAAAGTTCCAACCAAATGCAGAAGTAGATGCAGTTGTAGTATATGTAATATTATTAGTTGAACCACCTCCACTTGCGCCAGGAACAGAATATACTCCACTTATATCTGCTTCAAAAGATGTTGATACCGCAGCTATACTCAAACCTCTATTACCACTAGCAGTAACTGTGCATTTAAGATTATCCAAAGTTACAAATGTTCCTACTGCCACCATTCCACTTGATTTCCATGTTAGTTCACCACCATTTAGATTTGTAGAACCACTAATTACTAATGAACCAGTAATTTCTACTAATCCATTATTTTGAACATACATATTACTTCCACTTGTCAAATAAAGTGATGAAGTGTTTGCAAGTATTTGAGAACCAACAAATGAACCGGTGGTTACAATTAAAGAACCTGTGATTATTTGCGTTCCGTTGAATGAGTTTGAACCAGTTGTTACTGATTGTGCTGATGCGGTAAATGAATTGAATGATGCAGTTAATGTGTTGAATGAACCCGTCTGAACATATCTACCATCAAATGAACTTGTCAATTGCGAAGAACCACTAATAGTTCCAGCAGGGGTTGTTCCACTTACCACACTACCACTTAATGTATAACGAGTATCGTATGATGCCGTTAATTGTGAAGAACCACTTATTACACCATTTGTTGCTCTAATTGAACCAGTTATATTCCCTAAAACACTTAAATCACCAGATATTGTTAGTTGAGTTAAATCGGTAGAACCTGATACTAATAACGAACCACTTATAATTTGATTACCATTAAAAATATTGCCGCCATTTGTAGCTAAATTTGTTGCTCCATATACATTTCCCGGAACAGTCAAATCACCATTTTTATCAAAATCCCAAGCATAATCACCACCGCCGGCATCAGTAGTTAATACAATACCATCATTAATACCAACCACAATATTAATATTATCTCCAAATGGGCCAGGTGTTTGATTTATCAATCCATCACTACTAAAAACAACACCATAAGATGGATAGAAATTACCATCATTACCAAATTTATAATTGTATCCGTTTGCACCAACTCTAATTTCCGATAGTGATTGTATGTATAAATCACTATCATTCTCATATAGTTGTATGCCGTTATTAAAAATAACACTTCCACTTATATATTGAGAACCACTAAATTGATTTGAACCAGTTGTTGCTAATGAAGATGTATTTAGATTTAAATTACTACCACTTAAAGTATATCTTGTATCAAATGATGAAGTAAGTTGTGATGAACCACTAATTATTCCTAATGACATTTCAACAATACTTCCACTCAAAATATATCTTTCATCATATGAACTTGTTAATTGTGATGAACCACTAATCAAACCGTTAAAAGATTGTTCGTTTGTTGCATCTAATATTCTTTGGTGAACTGATGCTGAAAAATCATTAAACGATGATGTTTGTAATCTCGCACTTATTCCATTCGTAAATGCAGAATTTAATGTGGTTTGTGAAGATGTAAATGAATTTAATGCGGATATATCTATCGATGTTGATACAAATCCTAATGTAGTTATTTGAGCAGATGAACTAATTGTTCCATTTGGTATAGAACTTGCACTATACGATGATGTATAACTTTCCAATGCATCCAATCTCAAATCCGTAGAACGAGATACCATATTTACAACGGCATCTTCTAAAACATCCAATGTAATTTTATATGTAGCACCATTATCTACTCCTAAAACATAAGTGTTTAGAGAAGCAGATGTTAGTGTATTTAATTCAGATATTTTTCTAGTTTGTCTTATTGCCATTTTAAATTATTATATCAAAGTTATCATCTTCGGTTATCAAATCACCCAATTCTTCCGTTGTAATTTGAACATTTACCAATTTACCTATAACATAAATATCACTCGCTTGTGTATTTTCAAAATCAATGTAGTCATCTAACAAAGTTACAACCACATCGTTTCCAATTTGTTTTACCGTATAATCTGATGGTATTTTTAATCCAAACAAAAATACTTCAAAATTATATGATGTTGGTTCGTCCGTTCCATATGCCAAATTTACATTGTATATCGTCAATGTATTATTTACCGAATCAAATATATCAACTGCTCTTTCTATATTTCTAGCACTATATTCAAAAATTTCAGAATGAAAATCGTTTATAGTATTAGTGTTATTTACCAATTTAATTGGATTTGGATTTGAACGAGTTTGAGATTGAAATGATTGTGAAGATGGTAAATCCACATTCAACAAACTTGATGTTAAAAAAGATTGAGTATTTAAAGAATGTATATTAGTGATTGGATTAAAAACCGTATTTCTTGCTTTTGATTGAAATGATTTGTTAGTTGGTATTTCTATATTCAATAAACTACCAGATAAATCTAAATTGACAAGATTTTGTGGATTGATTTTTGAAATCACTCTATTTAATTTTCTCGCATTTGATGAAAATTGTTTAAGCATACTTTTCTAAATCTCCTTTTATTTCAATATAATCTTCTGAATCCAATTCATATTGAAAATTACTTTTTATAAATTTAACCAATAAACCTCTATCACCCGCTTCAACAATGTAGTCATTATCTCCTATATTTTGAGAATTTATAAAAATTGTTATTCTGTTTTGTGAATTTCTTATTTCTATTTCTCGCAATACTTCTACAAATCTATATCCAATTGCTTCAAAAATCCAATATGTAGAATCTGTTAAATTATTTGGTGTTAAACTTACCACTAATGGAGTTCTATTTATTTTTTTAGTTATATCCAATAATGTTCGTTTCATTATACTTCTACAAATTTACCAGTTATAGTTATTTCGTCATTAGTATCTACCGTATATCCAAGTCCTGCTGGTAAAAATGTTATTTGCATTGAATTTGATGTAACCGATAATGTAAAGTTATTTGTTTGTAAAACTCTTTGTCCATTTACATAAACTTTTACATCGTATGCTATGCTACCAATGGTTAAACCACCACTAATTACCGATACAAGTTGGTCAGGTGTTTTAATTAGTTTAATATCTGTAAATATAACAACATTATTAGAACTTGGTGTTTCAATTTTACTACTATTCAATGATAAAAAATCTATTAAATCTTTATTATCGTAGTATGGAGATGGAGTTGTTAATAATCCTTCTAATCTACCATTTGCAGTTACATCCGTTTCTGTTGATACAACTATTTTTTTAATAGACATTGATTTTTTAGTAGTTGCTTCCCCATCAAATGTTTCTGGCAATAGATATGCTTTTACATTTAGTGAAAATTCTACTCTGTTTATTCTTTCAGTTCCTTCTCCTACCTCATTTACAATGTTATATTCACCAACTTCCGTTCTGAATTTAAAAGTATCTTTATCTCCCCAATATTGGCCTGTGTAATTTAATTGTTCTACAACCATATTTAGGTGTTCTGTATAAGATGTCCAACACATACAATCGTAGTTTAATTCTACATATTCTGGCATCTTTATATTATAAATTTCATATTTAGGTTGTGTGTTTTTACCTAATAATGTAAATCTATCATATTTGTTATCCTTCGAATACTTTGTAATACCAGAATAAGATACTTCTCTTCTAATCATAGGCATAGTATCATCCTTTGCAATAGAAGTTCTTCTTATCATTAAAACTGGTAATTGTATTTGACCTTTGTTATCTCTAAATACACCATTTTTTCTTGCCCCATTCCATCTTTCAGAACTACCATAAATTACAGGTATTTTTAATGCAGTTCCATTATTATCCAAAGTTGGTAAAACTGTATCTTCTAAATAAGTCATCATTGCATAATCAATATCAAAAAGGGAGATACTTTGTTTTAAGTCTCCCTTTTCAGATTTAATTTGATTTGCTCTGTTTAAGTTTGGTCGTTGTGGATTTGTAGACATATTAGTTTATTCTTTCTTCTATATTCAAGTCTGATTTTCTTACCATAAATGTAGAGCAAACAATACTGAAATTATTTTGTGTTTGTCCACCTACAAATTGTGTTTCAGATGTATTATCTATTTGATAGTACGATTCATCAAAATATATAACATCACCCGTTTCAGGATATGCACCCTTTTCTTCACAAGTCCATCTATCTAATCTAAATTCAATTGTTTGACCTGTATCAGACCCAAATCCCTCATAATTTATAGTTGATGGGTCTTTATTTATTAAAGCATACATTTCAACACCGGTATGCCAAGTTTTATTTACCGATTCTCCATAGATATTCACCTTTGTATCGGTTAAATTTACTTTAAACAATACAATTGTGTTTTGTATCACATCATCAACTATTTCTCTGGCGATACTTTTGAAAAAATCAATATCTCTACCTACTAAAAACTTTGGCATATTATCCTACATATATTTTTAACGGAACTTTTCTCAACATTTCTTGATGATGGTCTGCTTCGTGTGATTTATTTTCCATTACTTTAATTCTACTCATCTCTTCCAAGTTTTCTCTCAATTGTTGTATCAAGTAATCCTTTTCTACCTGTGCTTCTGCCCTCAATGCTGCCCCATCTAACGATACTTCTGCATCAGGTATAGGTATAGAGCTATACTTCTCTCTAATTGCCCCTAGTAACTCCTTAGAAAGAGCCAAAGTGTATTTTCTAATCCATTGCTTACCCACATCATTTATATCCGAATACTGAATGAAATCGTATGGAATATCCGAATAGTCCGAAAGTGAATCTGCCTGAATTATTTGAGAATCATGCTCAAATTCATCTCTACTCATATACTCAAAATAAACTCTACTAACAGTTCCAGTAGTTGGTATAGGGAATATTTCTAATTTATTATCTACGATATTAAAACTATGTGCAGATTTACGGATATGGTCATTGAATTCTATTTGTTGCATTCTCAACACATCTTCATAAAGAGGCATCATTAAGAATTGTGCAGCAGGTGAAAAGTTTCCAAATCCCAACTCACTCATTAAATTCAATGTACCTTGTGCTCCTACCGAATATGGGTCAAAGAATCTTGCAATTGCAGGAGTTGCTTCGTGAAATACTCTTGTTACATCTATTGTAGAACTTCCTGTATATAATGTAGAAAATGATGATGAGGTTTCCACATCAACAGATGAACTCATTATGTTATATATTTGTTGACCAGGTGTTAAATCAATATATGCTTTTTTAATTGAAGTTGAACCCCCAACACCTGCTAATGTTCCATATTGTTGTGCCATACGAACCGTAGTTGGTAAGTATGAACCCTCAACAAGAGTTTGAGAATAATTTGCAACCTTTCCTTTTGGTTGTCCTCTTAAAATATCAAGATTATTACGAAGATTGAATTGGTTTACTTGTGCAGAATATTCTGAAACAGATTCTTCAAAACAAGCCCAAATTTGTGGATTATCTAATTCGATATTTACAATTGGGTATCCCAATCTTTTTGCTACCCATGTAGCAGTTTTAGGAGCATCACTTCTAAAATCAACATCAGCATCGTATAATCCAAATGGAGTTGCTTCCGATGATGCTACCGATGCAGAGAATGCCGATGCAGTTGAACCTGACCAGTATATATTTTGAGACATATCTAAAATTTATAGTTTTACTACTATAAATATAGAAATAAAAAAAGAGTAGATAAATCTACTCTTTTTAATTTAAGTTGAATGGTTTTGGGTTCGTTGTATGAAGAATATTACATTAGCTATACTTACCGTATTTCCAAATGCTTGAACATTCCATCGGTTTCCATTTGTTATAAAATCTTCATCGGCATAATACTGAAATACTTCATGGAATTCATGCCATACATCATTTCCTTTTCCGAAAAATAAATCTTTACCAACTCTTTCATATGG